ATGGCACAGCAACTGTTCAAGGCGGAGGCTACTTTGGCACCTATCTTGAAATGGATGCTACTGCCAAATCAGAAGCAGAATTAATTACACGATATCGTGAAGCGTCTATGTATGCGGATTGTTCTACAGCAATTGATGAAATTGTTACAGAAGCAATCGCAGCAGTTGACGATGAAGCCCCCGTCCAACTTAATTTAACAGGTGTTGATTTGCCTGATAATATTAAAAAGGCAATGCAAGATCAATTTAACACAATTATTAGATTACTTGGATTTAACATTAAGGGATTTGATATATTCCGTAGATGGTATGTCGATGGTAGAATTTATTATCAAAAGATTATTGATGAAAAGAACCCTAAAAGGGGTATTATAGAATTAAGACAAATTGATCCTCGTAAAATTCGCAAAGTTCGCGAAATTAAAAAAGACAAGGATCAAAAAACAGGTGTAGATTTAATTAAATCAATTGAAGAATTTTTCATCTATAATGAAAAAGGAATTAATTATCAACCGAATTATTCTACATCTACTCCTGGTGCAAATCAAGGGTTAAAGATTTCTTTAGACTCAATTAGTTATATTCCGTCTGGATTGAATGATTCTGAAAAGAATGTGGTACTGAGTTATTTGCATAAAGCAATTAAGCCCGTAAACCAATTAAAGATGATGGAAGATGCTTTAGTAATTTATAGATTATCTAGAGCGCCGGAAAGAAGAATATTTTATATTGACGTTGGCAATTTGCCAAAGTTAAAAGCAGAGCAATATTTAAAAGATATTATGGCTCGCTACCGTAACAAGATTGTTTATGATTCTGCAACAGGCGAAATCAGAGATGATCGTAAATTTATGTCAATGCTTGAAGACTTTTGGTTGCCTCGTAGAGAAGGTGGTCGTGGTACTGAAATTACTACATTACCCGGTGGCGAAAATCTAGGTCAGATTGATGATATTAATTATTTTCAGAATAAATTATATCAGGCATTGAATGTTCCTTTATCAAGAATGCAACCTCAACAAGGTATTTCATTTGGTAGAGCCACAGAGATTACAAGAGACGAATTAAAATTTGCTAAATTTGTAGGAAGACTCCGCAAGAAATTTAGTCAATTATTTAACGATATTTTAAAGACACAATTAATTTTAACCGGTGTAATTACCGAACAAGATTGGGTAGAATTAAAAGAAAATATTCAATATAAATTTGCTCAAGATCAGTATTTTGAGGAAATGAAGGAAGCTGAAAATTTACGTAATCGTATTGATTTAGTAAATCAGATGCAACCTTTTATAGGGACATATTTTAGTAAAGAATATATTATGAAAAGTATATTGCGATTTACTGATGAAGAAATTGAAACAATGGAAGGTCAGATGGGGGCAGAGCCTCCGCCTACAATTGGCGTCGGCGGCCAACCAGTTCAGCCGCCTATAAATAATTAATCGGAGTAAAATTATGGATACATCAGAAGTTATTAGACACATGGTAGACGACATTCTTGCAGATCGCTCGAATGATGCTGTTAACAGATTTAACGATGCCTTGGGATTTAAATTATCTACAGCGTTAGATGATAAAAAACAAGAAATCGCATCCAGTATAGGCAAGGAAAATGAAGAAGTTTAATCAATTAAGAATCGATTTAACAGAAAAAACTCTTACTCCCGCTGAAAAGAAAAAGCGAGAGGAAATTGCTATGGCGATGGAACGTGAGAATCCAGGTATGCCAATGGCTAAAAAGATGGCTATTGCCACAGCAGCTGCTAAAAGAGTTGCTGAAGAAGCCGAACTTGAAGAAGGCATAAAGTCTAAGATAGCAGGTGTAGCTTTATCTGCTCTTGCTGCTCATGGGGCCGCTCATAGTAGAGTAACTCCTGATGGGCAAGGAGGCTTTACTGGAGGCTTAAACCCCTCTCCTACTGTAACAGCTCCTGCAAGCGCCCCAGCTGCTGCGGCTCCTATAGGATTCTCTAGAGAATACCTGCAGGGGGTTGTAGATGGAAAACACCCTAGACCATTATTGAGTAAAGAAAAAGCCGCCGAGCATCTTAAAAATATGAAAGAAGATACAGAACAAGTTGACGAATTAAAATCATCTACATTGGACTCTTATATTACTAAAGTTGCAACAGGTCCATCCAGGGGCAATAAAAACATAAAAGCGATTGGTGGCGTAACAACTGCTATTCGTAAAAAAGCTGAAAACAATAATCCTCCGTTTGATCCAGATCCACCTAAAGAGAATCCTTCTGCGGTTGCTGGTAAATATGGAATCGGCCCTAGCATTGCTGCACATCTTGCTAAAAAGGGTATGAAAAATGTTTTGAATAAAGTTGAAGTTGATGAAGAAGTTAAGACTACTTATGAAGATCCTCTTGTGGTTGTAAAAGATTCTGAAGGTAATATTCTTACACATGCTAATCGGTCTGTTGCCGGTGATATTCATGGGATAAATGTTTCACATCACACTATTCATACAGGTATGCCAGTAGAAGTAGTTGACCGTGATGGTAAAAAGTTGACAGTTCAAAAATCTATGCATCATGATTCAGAAGTAGCCAAAGACAGTGCTTCAGCAGTTAAAGAAGCTAAAGAAAAAACAGAATATGATTACGAAGGCGACATGGCTCGCAGTCAACTACAGAGTATTGTCATGAATGCCCAAAAAGTACATGATATGTTAAAAGACAATGATAATCTTCCTGAGTGGGTTCAATCAAAAATTACTCTTGCCGAAGATTATATTTTAACCGTTTCAAATTATATGGCAACTGAAATTGATGAACAGACGAATAAAGAATATACACACAAGGTTGTTAACAGAAGAGGCGATATTGTTGGTAAATATACCTCTTTGAAAACTGCAACTCGAGCAGCGGATAAAAAAGATAACGCATACGGCGGATATGCACACCAAGTTCGTCGAATTGATGAAAAAACTATTGAGGAAGCATCCTACACATTTGAGCCCGCTACACACAAACCTACTGTTAAAAATTCTAAAGGACATAGTTTTGAAGGCAATACATATAATGCTAAGGGCCTAAAAGGTGCAAGCATTTACAAAAATAAAGATACTGGTAAGTATTATGCTAATAAAATAGATGCGAATACTACATTTCACAGTAGCGCTGAAGACGCTGCTGAAAAGTACCATAATAAAGCAAAATAATAAGAGGATAAAATGCCGGTAACAACAACAATTCTTAAGAATGTTAGACAACAAGCAGTTGTTAAATTTATTGGTAGCGGAGTAGCTAACATAGATTTACGTGCGGATTTAACACAGCCTGAAGAAACATTCCTTGGTTTCCCTAATGTAAATGTGACAATTAAAACTGCTATGTGGAGTACAACTGATGCAACAGCTTCTCCTATTGTAGTTCAACGCAGCGTTAGTGCTAACGTTGCAACAAATGTAATGATACTATATGGTACAGCGGATTGGGAATTGGATCAAGGCGCAGGATTTGTAGATAATGTTGGTTCTAATTCAAATGTAACAGTAATTTTACCAGCTGCTGGCGCAATGTTATACCTTGTACTAGGCAAACGAAATGGATACGTCGGCCCAGATTTACAGACTGCCAATAATTAATACGGAGAATTAAAATGAGATTAATTACAGAAGTCGCACACGATATTAATTATATTGTAGAAGACAAAAAAACAGGCGGTAAGAATGTCTTTATTGAAGGCATTTTTATGCAAACAGAAGTACCTAACCGTAATGGTCGTTTATACAAACGCGACATTATGGAAAAGGAATTAACTCGTTATCAGAAATTGATTGACGAGAAAAGATCGTTGGGTGAATTAGGTCACCCAGCAAATCCAACATTAAATTTGGATAAAGTCTCTCACCTCATTGAAAGCCTTCGCTTCGACGGCAACAATGTACTCGGTAGAGCAAAGATTTTAGAAACTCCAATGGGCAATATTGCTCGCAGTTTGCTTGATGCCGGCGCAGGTCTTGGCGTTTCTTCTAGAGGTTTGGGTTCACTAAAAATGAACAAAGAGGGTGTTAATGAGGTTCAGGGTGATTTTCATCTTGCAACTGTAGACATCGTAGCAGATCCTTCCGCACATGATGCTTTTGTTCAAGGCATTTATGAGTCTGCAGATTGGATATGTGAAAATGGTCTATGGAAAGCTGTTGATATCGAAAGAGCACAACAAACATTAAAAGGCGCATCTAAGGGACAGTTAGAATCTGTTAAACTAAAGATGTTTGAAGAGTTTATGTCTAGAATGTCTAGATAATCAAACTTATAAATAATTTAAAACAATCCATTTAGGAGACACTAATGTCAGTAGAAAGCAAAATTAAACAATTGCTAGAGCGTGTAGATGCGAAATCTAGCCTAGAAGAAGCAGACGCTATGGGTGCAGCTAAAGGTAAAGATACCTCTATCAAAGCAGCTAATGGCGGTGATGGCTCTTCCCAGAAACAAGGTAGCTCTGAAGACGCAAGTTACGAAGAGCGCGACGAAAAAGAAGAAAACCAGGGTGCTGTTGCAGCTAAAGGTATTAATCAAAATACCATTAAGATGAAGGCTCCGGTAGGTGCCGCACCTAACTTCCAAACAGTTGGTGATCCTTCTTCCGCAGTAAATCAACCTGGATCTGCAGGTAATGTTCCTGTCGGCGAAGAAGAAGAAGTTGACGGCGAAGTAATTGCTGAAGACGAAGTTCAAGCTCCGGCGGCAATTGACTTATCCCCAATTTTTGGCGATGATCTTTCCGAAGATTTCAAAGCTAAAGCAACATCTATTTTCGAAGCAGCAGTTATTGCTCGCGTAAATTCAGAAATGGATAAAGTCGCAGCATCTCTAGAAGAGAAGTATGCTGAAGACGTTGCAGAATACAAAGACGGTATCGTCGAAAAAATTGATTCATATCTCAACTATGTTGTTGAGAATTGGATGAAAGAAAATGAATTGGCCTTAGAAAATGGTCTTCGCACTGAGATTGCTGAAGACTTTATGTCTGGCCTAAAAGTACTATTCAAAGAGCACTACATTGAAGTGCCTGAAGAGAAATACGATGTAATCGGTGAACTACAAGCCAAAGCTGCAGAACTCGAAGCAAAACTCGACGAAGCAATTGGTAACAATGTAGACCTTAACAAAGAAGTCACTTCTTTAAAGCGTCAAGCAGTAGTAGAAGAATTGTCCAAGGATTTAGCTGACACAGAAGCTGCAAAATTGGGCAAACTATTAGAGGGTGTTGATTTTGAAAATGAAGATCTTTACAGAGAGAAAGTTTCTGTAATTAAAGATAATTATTTTCCAAAGAATGCAGTAACAGAAAGCGTATCGCAATCCGTTCAAGCACAACAGACTTTAACAGAAGAAACAGATGTTCCAACTGGATTTACAGATGGTTCGTCAGTAGTTTCTACATATGCTAAAGCACTTTCAAGATCAATTAAAAGAGCGTAATTTTACGACATTCCATCAAGGAGAAATAAATGTTTTTATCTGAAAACTTACAACAAAAATGGCAAGCCATTTTAGAGCATCCAGATCTTCCAGAGATCAAAGACAGCTACAAAAAGGCAGTCACATCCGTATTGCTAGAGAACCAAGAGCGTTCATTGCGTGAAGAGCGTAATGCATTGTTCGAGGCAGCTCCAACAAATAACATTTCCGCATCAGGCGGTATTGACAAGTATGACCCAATTATGATTGGTCTAGTACGTCGTGCAATGCCTAACCTAATGGCGTATGACATTTGCGGCGTTCAACCAATGACAGGTCCAACAGGCTTGATCTTCGCTATGCGTTCTACGTACGGTGCAGAGCGTGCTAACGTAGGCGCCGGCGGCGGTGTAGCTCGTGTTGAAGCATTGTACAACGAAGCAAACACAGCATTCTCGAGTTCTTCAGGCAATGCTACTGGTAATAATCCAGTTGATGGCACATATAATACCGGCTCAGGCCTAGCTACAGCAACAGCTGAAGCTCAAGGTACTTCAGGTAGCCAAGCATTCAATGAAATGTCTTTCGCTATTGACAAGACAACAGTTACTGCAAAATCACGTGCATTGAAGGCTGAGTACACAGTTGAATTAGCACAAGACTTGAAAGCTATTCACGGTCTTGACGCTGAAGCAGAATTATCAAACATCTTGTCACAAGAATTCATGTTTGAGATTAACCGTGAAGTTGTTCGTACAATTTACAAAGTTGCTAAGCCAGGTTCTCCTGCTACAGCAACTGCAGGTACATTTGACTTAGACGTTGATTCTAACGGACGTTGGTCTGTTGAGCGTTTCAAAGGTCTATTGTTCAACATTGAACGTGATGCTAATCACATTGCTCAAGACACACGTCGTGGTAAAGGTAACTTCATCGTTTGCTCTGCAGACGTTGCAAGCGCATTAGCTATGTCTGGTGTTCTAGACTACGCTCCAGCTTTAAGCACAAACTTAAATGTTGATGATACAGGCAATACATTTGCAGGTATTCTAAATGGACGTTACAGAGTGTATATTGATCCGTATTCTGCAAACCTAGGCGACGCAAGTCAGTTCTACATGGTTGGTTATAAGGGTTCTTCTCCTTATGACGCAGGTATGTTCTATTGCCCATATGTTCCTCTACAAATGGTTCGCGCAGTTGATCCTAACAGCTTCCAGCCAAAGATTGGCTTCAAGACACGTTACGGTTTAATTGCTAACCCATACGTTACTACAACAGCTAACGGTGCAAATGACGCTGATACATTTACGGCTAACCGTAATCAATACTATCGTCGCACTAAAGTGTTGAACTTAATGTAATTTTTGCATTAATTAAGTCGGCATTAAGATCGGCACAGTCCTAGACTGATTAAAAGGGGGAAGAAATTCCCCCTTTTTTTGCCTTATAAATATTAATGTTAGCGAAAGGATGTTAAATGTATACTTCAAATATAGATGTTTTAAAACAGAACTATAACAGTTCTCTTCCAAAGACATATGATTTCCTAAGACCGAACGCGTTTAAATTTTCAATAAAAGATATACCTGGTATTTCTTTTACCTGCCAATCGGCAAATTTACCGCAATTGGCAATAGGGTATGCATCTCAACCAACTCCTTTTGTTGATATTCCTCGTATTGGCGATAAATTGAATTTTGGAGAATTTACTGTTAGATTCATTATATCTGAAGATATGTCAAATTATTTAGAACTTTATAAATGGTTGATTGCGTTGGGGTTTCCTGATAATTATTCTCAATTTAAACAATTTATTAATAACAGACCAAGCTCATTTCCGTTTAAAACGAACGCAAGGGGCGATCAAGAAGTTTTGGCATACTCGGATGGTACTTTAACGATTTTAGACTCGACAAATACCCCTAAAGTAAATATAATATATAAAGACATATTCCCGGTGTCTTTAGAAGCTTTAGATTTTGATATAGCTTCTGCAAGCGTTGAATATTTTACAGCAATCGCTTCATTTAAATATACCCTGTTTGAGGTGGAGCAACTTTAATTAACTATGGAGATTTTATGGCAACTAATAAACCTGGATTGAAAAACATTCCAAAAATTCCGGTACCGAAATTTAACAAACCGGCCGAAGCACCAGCTGCACCACAACCACAACAAGGTCAATTACAAATCAATATTGACGATTTGCGAAAAGAAAAAATCTTTGTTGCAACACCGTGTTACGGTGGTATGCTAACAGAGGCATATTTTAGATCAATGGTTCGCACATTGACATTCTTTAATCAACACCAAATTCCAATCGCATTTGGTACTATTGCAAATGAGTCTTTAGTTACTCGTGCTCGCAATGTGTTGGTTGCTTATTTTCTACAAAGTAATTACACTCGTTTGTTCTTCATTGATGCAGACATTGAATTCCAGGTTGAAGATGTTTTGAAGTTGATTGCTCATAATAAAGAAGTTTGTGTTGGTGCATATCCTAAGAAGGGTGTTAATTGGCAACGTATTAGAGATAGTGTTTTGCGCAAATCGACTGAAGAAATTTCTGATCGAGACATTGCAGCTGCAGGTTCTGATTACGCTATTAACTTTAAATTCGTTAATCGCGATTTAAAACAAATTGCTATTGAAAATGGCGTTATTAAATTGCATGATGGCGCTACCGGCTTTATGATGATTAAGCGTGAAGCAATTGACAAGATGATTGCAGCATATCCAGAGTTGAAGTATAACAACGATCTGAATACTCCTCCAGATTTGCAAGACTTCTTCTATGCATTCTTCGACACTATGATTGATCCTAAAGACAAACGTTACTTGTCAGAAGATTACACATTCAGCAGACGCTGGCAAGATATTGGCGGGGATATTTGGCTTGATCCAACAATCTCATTGAACCACTATGGTTCCTTTAACTTCCAGGGCAATCCTGCACAAATTATTCAAATTGGATAATTAAAAATGAAGCTCACGGATTTACAAAATCTGTGGGCAGAGGATTGCAAGATTGACGAAACTAATCTAGGTCATGAATCTGCTCGCACACCTACACTACATTCTAAGTATTTAAATTTTTTATCATCTACTCGACTTAATTTACGTAAAGCCGAGTCTGACTACTTAAACCTTCGCCGCAAAAAGTACAAATATTTCAGAGGAGAAATGACTCAACTGGAATTAGCCGATGAGGGATGGGATCAATGGCAAGGCAATAAACCGTTGAAGAATGAAATGGATGAATTTCTTCAAGTGGATGCCGACCTAATTATCCAGCAAGATAAAATTGAATATCTCAAAACAGTCATGTATCAACTTGAACAAATTATTAGATCATTGAATAGTAGAACATGGGATATAAAAAATAGTATTGAATGGACTAAATTTACAAATGGATTAATGTAATGTCTGATATAAGAATAAGAAAAAAGAACGAAGTATATTTAAATGTTGATGCTGAACCTTCAATTGCTCAAGAATTGAACGATCACTTCTCATTTGAAGTACCTGGCGCAAAATTCCACCCTCTTTATAGATCAAAGATGTGGGATGGTCGCGTGAGACTTTTTTCGATGTTCACTAAAGAATTATATGTTGGTCTAAAAGATTATGTTGAGCGGTTTGCTAAAGAACGCGATTATACTGTAGATTATTCTGAGTATGTTCATACAGCTGACCCCTGCACTCTTGAAGAAATAAAAGAGTTTGTAAAAGAACTTAATATTGGTTCAAAGGGCGAACCTCTCGAAATGAGAGATTATCAGATTGATGCTGTTTATAAAGCAATTAGTGATGGCAGACGTTTATTATTATCACCTACTGGTTCGGGTAAATCTTATATCATTTATTGCGTAATGCGCTGGCATGAACAATTCAATCGCAGACAATTAATTTTGGTTCCTACTACGTCTCTTGTTGAGCAAATGTATTCCGATTTTCAAGATTACTCTTGTCTAAATGGTTGGAAAACATCTAATCATTGTCATCGTATTTACGGTGGGCATGAGAAGTCTAATGAATATGATGTTGTTATTAGTACTTGGCAATCGTTATATAAATTACCTAAAAAATTCTTCGATGATTTTCAGGTAATTTATGGCGATGAGGCGCATTTGTTTAAAGCAAAATCTCTAACAGGAATTTTAAATAAATGTCCAGGTGCTCCTTATCGTATAGGAACTACTGGAACATTAGATGGAACTCAGACGCATAAGTTAGTTCTTGAAGGGCTATTTGGTCCCGTTTATAAAGTTACTACCACTAAGAAACTTATTGCGAGTAAAACTTTAGCCGATCTGCAAATATATAATTTAATATTGGATTATTCGGATGAGATTAAAAAATCACTCAAAGGAAAAACATATCAAGAAGAAATGGATTTTCTGGTACAGCATGAACCTCGAAATAAGTTTATCCGAAATTTGACTCTTAAGCAAGAAGGTAATAGTCTTGTACTGTTTCAGTATGTGGAAAAACACGGTAAAAATTTATATCAAATGATTAAAGATAAAGCCGAAAATCGAAAGGTGTTTTTTGTGTACGGAGGTACAGATACTGAACAGAGAGAACAAATTCGAGCATTGACAGAAACCGAAAAGGATGCTATAATAGTAGCATCATATGGAACTTTCTCTACAGGAATAAATATTAAAAACCTACATAATATTATTTTTGCATCCCCTTCTAAATCTCGTATTAGAAACTTGCAATCTATTGGTAGAGGGTTAAGAACAAGTGAAACTAAAAGTAGTTGCAACTTATATGATATAGGCGATGATTTGACCTGGAAGTCTAAAAAGAATTATACTTTATTACACATGATAGAACGAATCAAAATCTATAACGATGAACATTTTGAAT